TACAATTTGGTTCAGGAATTTCGTCTGATGCAGATGAAGAAATTATTCCAAATCCAAAAAATGTTGGCTTAGGATTAAATCATTTAAAACGTACTATAGATGCAAGTTTAGATCCTACAAACTTTTTATATACTAGTACATATGGAATTGCTCCAAGTGATACAACTTTATCAGTAAAATATGCAGTAGGAGGAGGAGTACAAGATAATGTTGCTGCAAATACTATTACTACTAAAGATATAGTAGAATTTGAAGACGCTGTTGAACCATTAGATGCGACAATACTACAAACAGCAAAAAATTCTGTACAATTTAATAATCCAGAACCTGCTACTGGTGGTAAACAAGCAAATAATATTGATAATATACGTCAAGATGCAATGGCTAATTTTGCAGCACAAAATAGATCTATCACAAAAGAAGATTATATTGTTAGATGTTATGCAATGCCAGCAAAGTTTGGATCAATATCAAAAGCATATATATTACAAGACAATCAAGTTGATACTTCTGATCCAAATAATCGTATACCTAATCCATTAGCATTAAACTTATATGTATTGTCATATGATTTTAATAAAAACTTTATAGCACCAAATTCTGCAATTAAAGAAAATTTAAAAACATATTTAGGCCAGTTTAGAATGATGACAGATGCAGTAAATATTAAAACAGCTTTTGTTGTAAATATTGGTGTTGAATTTGAAGTAATAACAAGACCTAATTACAATGCAAATGAAGTAGTTTTAAGATGTATAGATTATATTAAAAATCGTTTTGATAATGACAAAATGAATATAAATGAACCTATTGTGTTATCAAACTTATTTTCAGAAATGGATAAAGTAGAAGGTGTACAATCAGTAGTTGATATTGAAATAACAAATAAATATGATACAAAAGATGGATATTCTGGTCATGTTTATGATATTGATGCAGCAACTAAAAATAGAATAATATATCCATCATTAGATCCATGTATATTTGAAATCAAATATCCTAATAAAGATATTAAAGGAAGAACCGTAACATACTAGAGGAAATAACTTATGATATATAACATATATACAGATCGAGATACAACATTACATGAAAAATATCCAACACAAAATACAGGTATTGATCAAATACTAACACTTGCAAAAGTTGCATCTGGATCATTGTTAAATGGATTTTATCAATCAAATACATATAATACTCGTATATTACTTGATTTTGCAACACAACTTACTGAAATATCAAAGTCAATCGTAACAGGAGAAATACCAGTACCTGGAGTGAATGCAAATAGTAGTTCATTTTTCTTAACACTAAAAGCATCAGATGCATCTAGTTTACCAATATCATATTCATTAATGGCATTTCCTGTATCTGAATCATGGGATAATGGAACTGGATATTTTGATGATGTACCAATTGCAACAAATGGAGCATCATGGAAGTATAGAAAAGGAAGTATAGAATGGGCATCAGGATCGCAAATTAATTCTGGTGGAGGTGGAGGAACAACTGAAGCCGGAGGTGGTACATGGTATACAGAATATGAAGCAACTGCTTCATTTGATTATGAATCACCAGATATAAAAATGAATATTACTTCTATAGTTCAAGAATGGTTCAAAAATACTATACCTAATAATGGACTAATTCTAAAACGTCCAACTACAGATGAAATTGATAGTACTGTGTATGGATCATTACATTTCTTTGGTAGAGATACTCATACCATCTATATGCCAAAGATAGAAGTAGCTTGGGACGATAGTTCTATTTCTATTCCAGGAAACATGTCTGAGTTAGATGATGATAATATTACATTATACTTTAAGAATTTAAAACCTGAGTATAAAGAAAAATCTCGTACTAAAGTTAGAGTAGTAGGTAGAAAAACATATCCAACAAAAACATATTCAACAGCATCGTTTTATAGTAGAGTAGAACATTTACCTACATCATCATATTATTCAATTAAAGATGCAGTTACTGAAGAAACAATAGTTCCATATAATGATACATATACAAAAATATCATGTGATTCAACAGGTAATTATTTTAATATAAGATTCAACGGATTATTACCAGAAAGGACATATAGATTTTGTATAAAAACTGTAAATGATGGTGGTGATAATACTAGATATCATGATAATGGATATTATTTTAAAGTGGTGAGATAAAATGGCAAGAAAAGAACATTTAAAACGACAGAATCTACGTAATGTACAAGGAGTTCCTCAAGACCAGGAAGATATAGCATTAGAATTACAAAAAGAATTTAATGGATTAGATAGATTTGATGAAGATATTCCAAGAGCCAATAATGTAATAGATGTATCAGAACCAACTGATGATGAAATAAAAGATGTTGAAGGTAAAGTAGAAAGAAATCAATTTGGAACAATTGAATTACGTGCAGGATCTCCTAGAAAATTACTTGATATTTCATTAACTACAGAAAGAGTACAATTGCAATCACTGCGAAGAGTAGTTGATTTAGAATTTGAACATTTTAAGCTTAAAGGATAAACATGTCATTAAAGCAATATAAAAATAGTGCTGATGTAATAGCATCCAAAGCTTCAATTGAAGGATTCAGATGGACACCAGAAGACTATAGCTTATTAATTACAGAAAAAGCTAGAGCATTTGAAGATCCTGCAGATCAAACAATTGATTATGCTACTGAAATGCACGTGTATACACCAGATGGAGATTGGTTAGCAGGTGACCACAGAATTGAAAGTTCAAAAATTCCAGATATTGTAGCAAGAAGAAGATTCTTACAATTAGATTTACAAAAAGAACTAGAAGAAGTCGGTATTGAACGAGGTTCATATAAAGTAGTATTTAACTTTATTAAGAACTTATTAGGAAATACAGAAAATAGATCTATTTTTATTAAAGAAATATCTCCTAACAGAAAAGAGGTATGGTTAACATTAGCAGATTCATTATCAACAGAAATTGTTCCTGATGATGATATTACAATAACTTTAGGAAAACAATATAATCAATTTAAACGATATACAAATAGAAAGTATAATAAAGGATGTAATAATCTTGTTTTAAATTTAGGTAGTAATAATATATTCAAAATTGTTAATGCCCGTATTGGTGGTATAACATCAAATGAAGAATTAGGAGAATCGGCATTAGGTTCTGGCCAGAATATCTATTTAAAATTATACGATGAATTACCTACTGATATTGTTGAAAAACAAAGAGCATGGATAGCACAAGAAGATAAACGTCCGTATATTGAAAACGTAAATGTATATCCAGCAGTTGAAGAAGAAAAGTTTAATCTAATCAAAGGACCAAACTTTGAAATAGATCATGAATATTCAATGAAAACTGAAACAGATTTTCAGTCATGGAACGATCTACTTGATACAACAACAGGTACAACACAACAAATTGTAGATAGATATTTTAGTGGTTCATTATCTGGAATAAACCTTAATGTTGATTACAGTAAATTTGATAATTTTGTTAAATATAGTTCTGCAGAAGAACGTTTAAAGAACTTTAAATATAAATTACAACTAGTTGAGTATTATGATGAACAATTAGGAATATTGGCTGATGCAGAAGGATCTGATTCTGGATCATTAAAAGGAAATGAATCAATAAATACCAAACGTAAAAATGAAGTAATTGGCGGTTTTGATGCATTTGAAAGATGGGCATATAATGAATCAACTGCAAGTTTATTTACTCATGGAGTTTCTGGATCTACATTATATGCAGAAGATTATTGTGTTAAGCCTTATCCTAAATATTTAAAAGATGGAGATTGGGTCAATCATCATACAACATCTAGTTATGGACAAACTTGGTTAGATGGATTTATTGCTTCTGGATCTTTATATGATTTAGAAAATGAAGATTCATTAATAAACTCAATACCAGAAAGTATTCAGCGTGATGAAAATAATGATCAATATGTATTATTTGTAAATATGATTGGACATCATTATGATATTTTATTTTCATATATAAATGAGTTAACTAGATTTCATAGAACAGAAGAACACCCAAAATTAGGTGTACCTGGTGAGTTATTATATGACGTTGCAAAATCAATGGGATGGCAATTATCCAATGGAAATCAGGCCGAAGCTTTATGGAAATATAAATTAGGTAAAACAGTATCAGGATCATATCAATCATCAGGTTCTATGGCAAGCAAGTCATCAGAAGAAATGTCTCATGAGATATGGAGAAGAATTGTTAACAACTTACCTTATATATTAAAAACAAAAGGTACAAAAAGAAGTGTTCATGCATTAATGAATACATATGGTATTCCAAAAACATTGTTATCTATACGTGAATATGGAGGTCCAAAAGCAGACGAACAAGTTCCAGATTTCATTGAAGATAGATTCTCATATGCATTACAATTTAATCCAGGTGCGCAAATTAAATTTCCTAATACTTATCATTCATCAAGTTTTGGATCAGATTGGGGTATTGAACAAGGACTTGTTCCTATTAGAACACATCAATTTAGATTTAAGCCAGGAATGACATCTAGTATGTTATTGATGTCAAATATTGATACTTCAAATCGATCTCAATGGCACTTAGCTTTACAACATACAGCATCATATTCAGGTTCAGGTAAATATGGTAGATTACATTTTGCAATAGGAAGTGGAACTAACAAATCATCAGGATCATTTACAGATTATGTTCCAATATATGATGGAAACTTTTGGAATGTTCAAATCAGTACCGATACAGCTAATAATACTGACAATACTGATACTACATATACAGTTCGATGTCAACAAGCATCTGATTATATAAAAGCAAAAATAGTACATTCAGCTAGTTTAACTTTAAAACCATCAGTTTCTAGTGCTCATGATAATTGGGCTACCTCTGTTATAACAGGAACGTTGCTGCTGGATCATATATATTTAGGAGGAAATTCAGGATCAGGAACTGATTATTTACAAGTAAAAGCTGCATTATCAGCATCGTTTAACGTTCCACCAGAAAGTGGTAGTTCATTTGTGGTTACTAATGAAACTGGTAATCCTGGAACATTTCCTGGAATATTTTCTGGATCAATGCAAGAATATCGTGGTTGGTTGGAAGAAATAGATAAAGCTACATTTGATATTCATACATTGAATCCAACATCATATGTAAGTGCATTATCTGCAACATCATCATATGATACATTGATAAGACATTATCCATTAGGATCAGATACAATTGCAGTTGATCATTCAACCGGAGCAGGATTAATTATATCATCATCACATCCAAATCAAAACTATGTTGATTTCTCACCAGGTTCTGGTTCTAATAATTCAGGTTCTAATTCTTATGCATCCGCATCAGGATTTACTACACCGACTAATGCCACAAGAGGTAATTATCAAAGACTAGAAGAAACATATTATATAGATGCTCCAAGTATTGGTGGAACA